CTTCTATTCTCTCTCTAAGTAGTTCAGAGAATGTCAGTCCAGTCTCAAGACTTGCACTAGCCGCACCCATAGCCCATGGTATAGAAGTAAGAAATCCACCTACTGCGCCAGGACCAGCGCCTACTCCACCTGCAACAGCTCCTGCGGTAGCACCTCCAGCTGTAAATCCAGCAACTGTTGAACCTGCAGCAGTAGCAGAAGATGGGTTAAGTAGTGTTGAAAATGAACTTACAATTAATTCAGGTACGGCTCCTGGACTATAAGCCAGACCCTTAAGTAATCCCATTAAGTCCTTTCCTTCCGCTTCATATATGTTATAGAACTTGGACATCTCATCAGATGGCCCCATCGATTCTGCTTCTTTAGCTGCCTGCAAATATTTTGATATGGTCTCTCTATCTACATTCGGACCCTTGATCATCATCTCATTTGATGGGGTAACTATGCCGGCATTATTTAGACCAGTTCCAACAGCCCTTCCCATATCATCAATGAAGTCAGCAATCGCTTCTCCTCCAGGTACGAACGGATTACTGAGAGCATCGAGTGCATCTCCAAATCCACCCGTAAAATATTTGCTTTCCTTTCTTCCGTACTTTGGTGCCTTACCCTCCTCATATACGATCTCCTCAGGCTTAGCCAATAACTGAGCTTCTGCTTCCTTAGCGGACTCTGTCTTTTCAAATTCTGGAAGATATGATTTTTTGATAGCAGCCTGTCTCGCCTGCTCCATTGTCATAGGCTTAGTAGCCATACCCCTAGCAGATTCAGGAGCTCTAAATGACTCAGGACCTTGTGATGCCGATGAACCAGCTACCGGCTTGGATACCCCATCTTTTGGTTTGCTTGCGGCGGGCTGCTCTTTTTTTTTAATAGGAGGCTCCCCTTGCAGGGATTGCTTGTACTCGTCTATACCAATCTGATCATCTACCTCTTTGTACAGGTTGTATGCTGTGCTAACAGCAAGCTCGTTGGTTTTTAATAGCTCATCAAACTGTTCCTTAGTTCCAGAATATCCACCATTCACAAACAAATCGTATGACTTATCAAGTACTTGGCTCATTATTATTTTATTATGGGTTAAATCCTGATGGGTCTAAAGTTATCTTTCCATCTATCGCAAGTTTCTTAAGCTCATCTGCATTCAATGCTGTATTAAGATATCTAATTATGTTATTCCTAACATTTGGATCAGACAATCTGAATTCAACACCTTTAGATTTTTTATCACCTCTTTGTGGTGGTCTTATTAATATATAATCTTTACCAGGTACAGCTTCTTCAATTTCAAATCCATACCCTGACAATATTGGCTCTAAATCACTTACGGCATCTGATTCATTTTTACTTATTTGTGCAGGTATATTATCAGAAACTACAGCCTTCCATGCCTCTATAGGAGTTCCATATGATTTTGTCGAACTCTGCCTTCCACCCTTAGTTCCGGTAGCTGGACTGAATTGAGCATTTGTGGGTATCCTTGCAGCTGTTATAGCTTGGTCTATATTCGATATGCCAGTTAACGCAGTTGAGCTTTTAACAAAATCACGTATCGTCTTACTCCTCATTGATATTGGCAACCTATCTCCATTGTTATACACCACAACGATATCACCTCCTGTTACATTACCTTTAGCATCTGTTACAGTTGGCGTCTTTTCTATGTCTTTTATCTTGTCATTTAAACCAACAAAATAATCACGAGCCGCATCAAACTGGGCATCGTTACCGTAATACATCTGAGCAATCATATTAGCTTTGTTGGCATCTTCTTTTTCCCCTTCTGTCATTGTTCTATATGTTCTACTTTGAGGAGCATATTCTGGAGCAGCTGTCTCCTCGTAATCCAACTGATATCTTACAGCATCTCTTACTGTTTCCTTAGCTGTCTGCATTTGTTCTGGAGTTAATTTAGCCGTGTACTTGCCAGAGCCTTTGTCAAACTCCATGTATATATTATCGCCGCCAGCCTGCTTAGGATCATATGTTAATTCATATGCGTTTCCTGTCTTAGGGTTAACCAACTTTGTATCAACAAGAACACTTGCTGCCGCATCCGGATTAGACAAAGCAGAACTAATAGCAGCATCCTCTAATCTAAAGTAAAGCTTGGTAGCATCCTTCACATCTGGCGCATCAGGCCTTTGCATTATATCAGACACTCTTCTTTTTAATTTTCCGGCAACAACTCTTATGTCTTTGCCTGCAGCAGCAGCTATTTTTTTGGAACTATCTAATGTATTGAACTTATCATATCTGGTTTTAAGTAAACCAGTCATGACTGTCGGTGACTTGGCTTCGTATGGATTGGTATTGACTTTACCATCAGCACCAACAGAACCTATAAGCACACTGTAATCTGTCGGGTTTACAAATGGCTTTGACTCCTTGAATCTTCCAAGCTTCTCAACCTGAGCCGCTATGTCTTGCTCAAGAAATGATCCGGTTCCATCTAGTCTGCGCTTTTCTATTGTGTCGTATTCAGCCTGCCATGTCTTTGACAGATTGAATATGCTATTTGTCCCGTCTGTAAGATTCTGCCTGTTCTTAATAAACTTGTCCGGATCGAGCCTGCCTGACTTCAACTCCCTATTCAGCAGAAGCATAGACTTCTTAATGTCAGAAGCATAGTCAAGTGTCCACTGATTAAGACTTGCGTATTGACCCTGAGGAGCTTCGTTAAGCATCTTGACGAATTCATCCGTCTGCTTGTCTATCTCTTGCCTTCTCTTCTCCCTATCCGCCTCACCCTTATTAAGCATGTCGGCGAAGTCTGTTCCAATCTTGGCCCAGTTTACTTCTTTATTAATATCAGGAGCAACGTATCCGAAATAAGACATCTATATTTTTATTAATAGTTAGGATAGTAATAATTCTTCAAACCATCTGGTGAAAAGAAATTAACAGGTGGTGCTGTGGGCTGTTGGGTTGGAGCAACCGGATTTAAAAAATTCATAAACGGAGGATTGGTCCAATCTACAAGTCCTGCCGATGGGGATGGTGGCCTATAATTTCTATACCTAGATGATACTTTGCCTTCAGATGTGTTTCTCAAGTATGATTTTGGATCACCCTTTGATCCTGTATCCGGATATAATTTTATAAAATCCTGAGCCTGCTGACCCATTGAATGCAATCCTGCCATGCCTTGAGACATGGCTTGGTTAGCGGCATTCTGAGCGTAAGCGGCAGCCTCCTGAGCACCATATGCTTCCTGAGCTGATATGTTAGCCCTGAGCCCAGCAAGCCTTGCTTCCTCATTCGCTACCAATTTATCGATGTCCTGCATCTCCTGACCCATAGCTGTCCTTATACCAGCCTGCGCCTCATTCTGTGCCATCTGGATACGACCTGCGGCTGCAGCGGCACCTCTCTCACTTTCCCTGGCAGCCTCAGTAGCCTGCGCCCCTGATGCCAGCATAGCCTCCCTCTGCAATTCGTATGGCTCCTTCTGTATACCAAGCCCCTTCATATAATTGATAGACAATGTCTTCTTAGCTTCGTCTATAGCTTTGGCTGCTGCCTGTTGAGCTTTTGCCTGGGCCTTCCTTTGCTTGCCGGCCTGTATAAATGATCCGGTTGTACCGGCTGCAGATAGTGCTAAACCACCTATTGCTACTGCTGTTGCTACTGCCATCTTTTAATCATTTCAGTTGTGTATGAATCACCCTTCACGTATCCCAGCTCTTCGTATAATTCCATAAGACTGGGGCTTTTTATCAGGGCATATGTATAAGTAAACTCTTCAAGTCTCGCTGACTCTCCAAGTGTTTCTATAAGCAAGATAAGTCCCTCCCTTCGTCCGTCCTTATCCTTATAGTCAAAGTTGGATATTATCCAATCAACCCATGCCACCTTGGAGTTTGTTACATACAAAAACCCAGCGCAAACTGGGGTGTCTCCATCATAAACAATGAATCCGGACTGACCATCACCCGGTAAAAAGTCTTTAGCCGGAGGGGTCCACCTCCAGCGTTTCCACCAACCGACCAGAATATCATCATAGTCGTTGGAATTCAGCATCCTAATATCAAGATTCATGCCTTACAAAGATACTAAAATCACGGATAGGATTTCATCACCTCTGACTCCACCGAGAACAGCTCAACCTTAGATGTCGAATTATTGCTAGCCACAAACCTCAGATAATGCCCAAGGAGACCATGTGACTCAGCCGTGGCAGATTTTATGTACAAGATAAAAGGTGTCGTATTTGGAACCGCAACGGCCCCTGGAGTGGTATTATCTATCGTCAGGTAATTGTCACCGTTCGGAAGATCCACAGTTATGGCTGTGATCTCACCGCCAAGTATAGGCGTGGAATAGGATGGACCTGCTGCCCAATATAGATAGTCACCTATGCTTACCACGTTACCTATTGATACTAAAGGAGTTATGGAGAAGTTGATCTCTTGGTTAGTACCTATCGTCACCACACTGCTTGTCCGACCTATACCATTGACTGATCTTTGAGGATACTGAAGTATCGGCGGCGGGGCTTGGGTATTGCTCCTGATAAAGGCATAGAACGACTGCTCCTTCTTCTCAAACCAAGAGGCATTGATCTCTCCAAAATTCTGGTCCAGATCCGTGATCATTGGAGACATGGTCCATGGAGCATCACCCTCCAGATTAATAGTCTTGAATAGCTTATTCTCCAGTGGATTGTCGTTTATAACGCTGGTTATCTGAGATGAGTATTGTACGTTGTAAAAGTTATTCCTAAGTGCATTGGTATTATGCCTGTAAAGATTCCCATTCTTAAAGCTGTAGAAATAGTTGTTCATGCCAATCATCCACTCTGGATAGTAGGAGTAGAACGATGGCCAGCCTTGCGCAGATGGGCTGTATGTTAGGGTATATGTACTCATATTATGGACAAATAAATGTGTTAATAACAACTCCGTTCGAATCGACTTCTATCGCAGTCCTTACGGATCCAACCTTATGTAAATACCATCCAGCTGGGAAAGCGAATCTAGTATATGAAGTTGAATCCATAAATAAAATATCATTGATAGCTATAGTTCCAGGAACGCCTGTAACCCTTCCAACATATATCTGCTGATAATTTGTTCCAGTATATCCGCAAGCAGCTCCAGATGATGCAAATGTAGTAGCTGTATGTATGGGTTCAGAAGGTAAACTTTGTACACAACCGGCATCTACTACCCAAAAATTAGATATACATGGCTGATATGTATAGATTTCAATTGTATATTGATCAATAGTAACGCTGGTCTTTGGTATGAACATATACAATATTTCACCAGATGTATAAGAAAATATATCACCAGTTAATATTGTATCTGCTATTGAATTTCCTGTAGCCACAGGTATGGGGCTTGATCCACTTTGATATTCATTGAATATGACTGGGTTAACAACTGGCAATGACACGCATGATCCATCATCTAACCATGTTGGTTTGGTTACCTGAGCTTGCATATAACCAGTGACAGCTCCTACTACATAATTATATACATTGGATCCGTATATAATTCTAACTCCAAAAAATGGTACAGGCGCTGCCATTTGTATAGTTACTGTGCTACAGCCTATTAATGATCCAACCCCAACTGGGATAGCTATCTTTTCATTATCTAAATATGATACAGGTGAAAGGAAGAAACTACCAAAACCGCAATCATACCCACAAGACGCACATGATGTAGCAGGCTGCAATACACCTCCAACCTGTTCTCTAACTATACCATCTCCCCCATAAAATCCATCAGGTGCAAGAGTAGTTAATAAAGCATCAGTATATACTGATGTGGATGATGCAAGATCAACTCCATTTAAGTAATATACATTTATTATTCCCATGTTAACAATTATAATTTCCAGGATCAATCACCGGCAATGTTCCGGTTATAACTCCATTGTTTATATATAATACAGTAGCTACGAAAAATATATTGCTTGGTAGCGTGTTTGGCGTAGGGTTGAAGATAACTATTCCACTAAATGTACTTGGTGTACCAGATGTGTCACTATACAATTGAACACCAATTGCTGGTGTCAGTACTCCAGTAACAACATATAATGGAATTGTACTATACACTGTACTACTTGCTAGTGGACTCTGAGTTTGACATATTGAATCAAATACAGGATTTGTACTATATGAAACGTATTGCTGATATGGTTCAGTATATCCTGTATAGAATAATCCAAGTGAACTAAATGAAGTAGGCTTTGGTAGGTCATTAGTACATCCGCAATTCAACTTCTGTATAGTAGCATCTGGAGAGCTGAAAGAGAATGTAGCCGAATCAACACATATTGTTACAGACTCGCCAGTATTTAGATTTATTGTTGTAGGAATTAATGAGTCGCACTTATTGTAAGAAAATGTTACTGGACCAAGAACAGCCTCTATTATGTATGATTCGCAAGGTTCTCCACAGGTGCAACCACAACATGCATCAAAAGAACTACCTAAATCATAACATAAAGAAGCCATTGTTCCTGACCTATAATCCCATATCAAATACAAATAATCATCTCCAGGGGCAACAGGCATAGTGAAGTTTGTAAAGTATAGATTAGGCGCATTTGTTGTATTTATCGGGGTTGCGGTAAAAGCTGCAGCTAATAAGTTAGATATGTCAGTTGGTGTATTTTGGTATAGCACATTTGTCCTAAGCCACATAAACCTATCCGCTGATGGGTCGAATTGAAGATCATCGAATCCAATCTTATTCGATCTCATTGTAATAAGACTTCCGTCAACAGGAATAAATGCATCTCCCTGACTTCCTGAATATAAAGAGTATAGAGAAACTATTGGATTTAGTGTGGAAGAAGACATTGCTACAATGGTAGAGACCATTGGAGATATATATGGAGCATTGTTATAATTATATTCAGTGTGTATATACTTACCAGCATTACTTGTATTGCTTACACAAACACGAATAAGATTCATTTCATTAGCTCCTGGACAACTTATGTTAAGGATTACATTTGAATCAGCTTCTACATAAACATATATATATCCTTTTGTTTCAGTTACTGAATCTTTTAGGAAAATAAGTGTATCATTGCTGGTTATAGGACCAGTAGTAAATGTATTCGTATTATAAACCGACTCTACTACTATTTGGTTCGTTGGTGAAGAATAAGTTATGTCAATTGTAACATCTCCAGTAAGCCTTCCGTAGTCTATACATAATGTTGAGGCTAATGTCATTACTCCTGGATTAGGAGCTGTTAATTGAAGATTCTTTATTGTATTACAAGCGACACAACCGTCATCAACAGGAAGATCTTTATCATTTGCGCCGATGACATACTCATTCATGTACGGATCGTAACCTCCTAGCTTTTGAGTATTATTATTATTAATGAATAAATCCCTAAACCAAGTTCTCATCCCGAGTTCTGATATAACCTCAAGTTGATCATTAGAATACGAACTTCCGCTAAGTTTCAATACAGCACCTCTTTTAGAATCTGTAAAATATTTGTCATATCCATATGATGCAAAACTTTCTGGATTCTTACTTATTCCGTAATTCTCAAGCCTAGCTATCTGTGTTCCTAAAACTTCAGGCACCGATGTTATTGCGCTTCCGGCTGCTGCATCTGAAAGTAGGTTCTTTCCGGCTAGCACATATGATATCTTATCCTCTTGCAATACGAGTATATCTGTCTCTCTAGCAAACAATTTTTCTATGCTTCCGAAATAATTCTCAAGAGGCTTAAAGTTTAATAGTCCGAGATTAAATTCATTTAGCTTATTAACATTGGATTCGTCATTATATATACCACTATATGTAAGATCAGCATACCTATCAACCTCCATATAATCCTTAGACGATGTAGCAGTAACTCTGTTGCCTATATTAAAATGCTTTCCAGCTGCGGAGTCAAGTATCTTATAACTCTCAACTCCATTTCCAAATGAATAGCAATTAAAGAAATCAGTGTCTATTATAGCCGGTGAATTCAATGAAAAGTTCTGACTCTGTACATTACCTTGATGCTGTCCTGGGTTTCCACCAATATCAACTATATCAAATGTTTCTGAAGACTCATAAAATATATCAGGTAGTGTGTCTACTGGCTGAGTTTCAAATACAATAAGATCAGTTGCTCTAACTATTTCTATATGCATAGAAATCTTAGCCTCTCTCTTCCAGCTGTCTCCGCATGCCCAAACACCTCCTGATACCAATAAGGTCAATAGACCATTCGGGTTTGGATCCTGATTGAACTTATACTCTGCGGTGCAATTGCTAACATATGTGTTTAATGCGCACCCAGATAAGTTATAATTACAGCAACTGCCAGTTGGAGTTGGGAATGCACCTATTGACTGATTAAATATATTATTTATATTACAGCTATTATCTCCGTTATCCTGGAAACCATCATTAAGCACAGATGCCACACCTTCACCTACAAAGAAATCCTTAAAGTCTGAATATGAGTTGCTTGATACAAGGAATTTTTCTAACGTATAACTTCTTCTCTCGCACTTTCTATCTCCTGATCCAGTTCCTCTTCTATAAAAGTTGATATAAAATCTAACTCTACTACCCGCAGGTATATCTATTGGAGATCCATCTGCATATGATACAGGATACACCATCAAAGGATAAAAATCATTTTCACATGATGTGGACTTAAATCCAAGGTCTACATATGCATTATCATCCTTTATAGTGTTAAAGTTATTTGGAAGCATTCTGACATATACACCACCTGGTATAAATGGAACACCCGGAGGAAGCGGTGTTGAGTACAAAAAATTTTGAGGCTTAACTGCCTTTTCTAGTATTGTAGCATAAACACAATTTTGGACTGGCCCGGACGTGTCCGACTTAACTATAAGCCTATCCCCCTCCTGAACCTTCTTAGCGTTTTCGCCATCAAGCAAAAACCAAACAGAATCATTGTTTGGATCGTCAAAAAATATATTTGAATAGATTGTCTCATACGTATCTAGGTCTTGCTTTATAAAGAACTTATACCTCTTTGCCCAATACGGAGCACGTTGGCTTACAGGTATTTCTACCCTAATGCTATTCCTTAATGGAGAGTTCCCACATGGAACAAATACCGTATTCTGATTACTTACAAATGGAGTACTTGATCTACCAAACTCATCCATATAAACTATACCAACCTCATACCCTCTATTACTATGTAAGCTCTTTATATTAGATATATTCTGAAAAGTAGCTTCAAATTCTTGTACCTTATAATACTCATAAACTGTATTAGTTGGAGTAATTATATTGTCAACATATGATACAGCAGGGAAATATATAAACAGTTCATTTGGTGCAAATGGATTACCTACAACTATAGGTTGATTTGCTGCGCTTACACCACTCTCGTATTTTGTATATGTGTCAAGATTTTGAGGAACAGCACAGTTAAATCTATCTGTTAGTGTATCACCAACAGAGCAGTTCTGAAGTGTTTCAATATTAAATTGAGTTCCTATCGCATTCCTAAAGCTTACGCTATTGATCATAGCTCCCACATTGATAAAGTCCTGAGGAAGCGTATATGAGAATGTAAGTTGTACATCCAGGGTTTCTTCCGGAAGTGTTCCATTAGAAAATGCAGCATGTGTCAGAGAAAACTCTATAGTTAGGTTAGCGCCCTCTTTAAGATCAGATGCTATCGGAGTTAAGTCGAGCCTTAGAGACGCATCATTTATTACCAAAGGAATATCCCAACTATAAGCTCCAGTTGATGTGAATCCATTTAATACCTGAGTCTCAATGTCTTCACTTATAAGTTCTGTTGTATATTCTATATTCACTGGAAGACCAAATGAATCAACCATGTCATAACCTTCTACATAGTTACCATATACAAGCCTATTGCCCATGACTGTTTGAGCCTTGGCAAGTAGAGGCACATTGTCATACAACCTAAGTATCTCAGAGTCTGTATATGTAGTGTTGTCGGCTATACCCATCGCAGCCTTGTCAAGCTTCACTATAACCTTTATAATATTCCCACTTGCCTCTTTAAATAATATGTCTATTCCCTTGACAAGAGAACTCCCAGTCTCCACGGTTATAATTGCATTGGTAGCTAGATTCTGCATACCACCGTTCAGGAAACTATCTGGTGTAAATTGAAACTGCCCAGGTATAAATGCAGGCTGACTAAATTGAGATGTAGCAGAATATTGATTCTCTTCATATCTATATCTATAAGCAAAGCATATAAACCTATCCTTCATGAAATTATCGTTAGATGCGCTAACGATAGGTACAACAGTTGGAGCCTGCGTCGGTGGTTTCTTTACCACCTGTATCTCTTCTGCTGTTATTTGATCTACCCCAAGTACTGGAACAGGATATGACTTATTGATGTTTATGAACCTTGGTGGATTGTAATCATCCGTAAAGAATAACAAGTCGTCAACCAAATTAATCCCATTCATTAAATGTTTGGGATTAAAGTTTAAAGTTGTACCAAATCCTGATATATCTTGTTCACTTAATATATGATATGTTACCGCACTACTGATAGTATTATATGATACTATCATGTCAAGTATGGCAGTGCTAGAAACAGGGTTATTGGAATCATGCACAAACCAATATATTGTTTCTCTTGCACCATCCTCATACGCTCCTATGCATACGGCATCTGAACTCAATGGAGATCCACCATACTCAAGAGTTGTTATTTGGTCATTACCAATGGCATTTTCTATTACCCCCAACTCAGATAGTTCCGTAGATCCCATACGTATATTGAGGGCATCAATATACTCTCCATTGGGAACAAGCCTCTCATCGACGACCTTGTTCATTCTGCCCAATACGAAACTCCTAGTAAGATTTGCCATGTTACTTTATAAACTTGTCTCTTCCACGCAGATTCATTAGAAGCCTGCCGGGGTGAATATTACTCATCCTTATCTTGGCATTGCGAAGCAGAGCTGTCTTTTCCTTCCTGGCTCTATTCACAATGTATTCCTGAACACCAACCTTTGCATTCAATATCTCATAAGATATGTACGCATATATGAATTTCTCGAATAACTTATTGACGCTTATCAATGTGTTATCACCCCCCTCCATGCCATCAGAAATATATTCCAGGATACATACCTGATTGGCCATATCTGAACTGAAGTTAATAACACCAGTCCTGTTATCTATTCTAAAGGTAGGATTCCTGTTAGCCGTCTCAGTATTTAAACCAAACCTACTGCCCATGGCGTACTCAAAATACCACATCCCCTCATAGTACCATCCCTCATTACCATGAAACTGACTGCCAGGATTTAGGTATATACTTCTTTGCTGACCCGTTATTCTATCATAATCTATATTGGAAAACTGAGGCTTAAGGATCTGACCGTTCTGATCAAACAATATCCTGCCGGTTTGATCTTGCAGATACGCATTGGCTGTATTCAATTGTATGTTCTCCGTCAATGGGAATATGTACCCATTCTTATACATGGATACTCTAACCCAGTTAACATAATCCGATGGAAGCACAAACCTTAATTGATCATCAACACTCAGTTCAAGTACTTTTACCTCTCTGAATGCATCATAATTCAATTCCTGTATAGCCCTCTTGGCATGGAATAAAACCCTGTACCTTTCCTCATTGTTAACTAAAGAATGGTTTCCAGAGTACATTAACATGTAATTGTTGACTATGTCCTGAAGACTAACATACTGATATGATCCCCAGTTTACATCTTCCGGTTGATTGCCGCTGTTGGCATAATATGCATATTGAGAAATGTATCCCATTTTTATTATTGTTGTTGACTAAACGTAGGCTCCTCGTGTTGCTCTTGCTGTATACCGAACTGAGCTACCTCAATTTCCCTTATTGAGATGCCAGCATACTGAAGTATCTTCATCACTAATTTATACTCATCCTCTATTGGTATTTCAAAGTCCTGATAATCAGGCAAACTCTGATTGAATACTGGCTCACCATTAGCAAGAGAAGTAAACGTCCATTTTGGATCCTTAGGATATCTTATGTACTGAGCAATAATTTCTCCTTGAGCATTAAAAGACGTTGGATATATTGTCATCTTATCCCCCTCCATTGTATATGCTGGGAACATTTCACTAGGCGCCGTAAGTAGAGAATTGACAAGCATTGTTATCTTGGAATGGCTAACCCTTTCAGCCTCTCCCTTAAACGTGGTGACAATAGGAGGCCCAGCCTGAACATCAAAACATAACACCTTGTTAATCATATATGATTGATCACCTGTGGTGGTTAATGATGGCAGGAAAAATACATTATTTGATGAATGCGTAAGCGGTTTTGTTACAGAAAATGTGTCTATATACTCCTCATAAAGCTTAGCAATATTGGCGTATTCTGTACCAGACATACGCACATTCTCCATATTGATAGTCTTATTATAGCTGCTGAATGCCTCCTCAAACAATTCCATTTGAGCCTGCTTAGCAAATAAATTGAAATCTGATGGTGAAATATACCCGTAATTGTTCTTATTCAATACGGAAAGCACTGTATTTCTTACGGAATTTATCATGCTTACAAAGATAGTAAAAAAAAGAAAGGGGCTGAGAACAGCCCCTTATTCCAAAACAAAACACAAATTACGAACCAACCATCTCTAGCTCCGTCTCCAGGAACTTCAGCACTTCAATGCCGTCGTCACTTTGGAGGTAGGAGGCCACGACATACATTGGGTCCTGCCCATATGGTATCGTGATCATTTTCTTTTTATTCGATGCGGTATTAAAGAACACGTCCTTCCGGTTGTTCTTAAACACCAATAGTCTTGCGTCAAAGAACCTGTGTACATTTGACTGGAGCTTCAGCATCGGGTCTTTCATGGCGTTCAGGAAGCTATGTGGGCTCTTCTTAGCGTAAACCAGCATATCCCTCCTGAGTTCTGCCGTTGTCATCTTAGTTGTATCTCGTCCGAACAATACCCTACCAAGGGTCTCAAGCTGGTCAACCGTTAGGTTCCTGGCTTCTATCAAAGCATCTACCTCTGAATTAAGATTCTCAATTTCCTTGGCTGCATCCTTTTCATTATCAACCTCAACGAAGGTACTTCCATTCATTGGGTGATAATATAAGAATTCCTGTAACACCGGGTTGTTCTTTGGAACCCTAAGAAATCCGTCCTCAAAAATAACAGGCTCAAGTATAGCATTCCCGTCCTGCTCATCCTCAAATGGACTCTTTTGATTAATAGAATACCTAAGAGCCCTATTAGTGTTTTGCTCCTCATCAAAGTAAAGTAGCGGGAATCTTCTAGTATTTTTTGTTGGCAGCATGTATGATAATGGGGCTGCATCCCGTGTGAGCTTATACACCTTATCAGAAGGTGTCGTGTTCTTCTTTTTCATTTAATAAGATTTAATTATTTAAAATAGGGGTGGGCCGCTAGGCGACCCTACCCCATTTATATTCCTAAGGCTTAGCTCTGGAACATGAAGAAGTTGTTAGCACCAAGTGTGCAAACAGCTCTTTCAGAGAGGAAGTGTACCTCCATAGCATCCAGATCGGATGTTTGAGCACCTCCAGCAGAACCAGTGATCCAAGTCTTGTAACGACGATCTTCGGTCTCAGAAGCCCTATAGCGAACGTGTAAGAACGGACGCTTAGCATTCTTGCCAAGGATTTGATCGTATACAGTTGTTGAACCGGCAGGAACAAGCAGGCCATTCTTTACAATGCCAGCACCAGTCAGACCACCACGCATTGTGGGATCGTTCAGGTACTTCCAGTCTGACTTGTAAAAGTCATATCCCCTACGGAATCCAGAGAATCCGAGGTTCAGTGCCATCTCAACATCATTGTCGAAAAGACCGAAAGAAGCACCGTTGGCGGCGTTGGTACCATTGTAACCATTCAGAGTAGCCAGCATGTCATCGATATCGAAACCGAAGTCACGATTCAAGAAGATAACATTCTCCTGGATAGCTCCCTGCTTATCAAGACGAGAGATGATCGCATCGAAATCTGCAAGAGTAGTGGGGTTACCACCAGCCCATACGTTACCACGATTCTCTACTACGTAGAAGATACCCTCAGAACCCTTGTTACCGGCATCGGTATAGGTAGTCTGAGTAGCAACACCTGAACCAGCTTCAGCAGGAACAGCTTCGATCATAGCAGTCTCAAGGTAATCTTCAAAACGAAGACGAGTCTCGTGCTCTGACTTCATATACCACAGGTAACCAGTAGCACCGTTCTCGGTGGTTACTTCTACCCATCCGATCTGAGCCATATCAGAACCAGATACGGCATACTTGTCTTTGATGATGATTGGAGAATTCTCGAAGATGTCGTCATCGGCTTCCAGAGAACCCTGCATTCCATTTACACCTTTCTTGAATTCTGAACCGTAAATGAATACGCTTAGAGTATCAGCGGCTGCAAATGTTTGACCAGCTGCCTCGTAGTAAGCTACATCGAAAGTTCCATTGACAGTATCAACGTCAATAACGATACCCTTGTTGAAGTCAACACCGGCATTGTTAGAGATATGAACTGTCTGGCCCTTACGGATAGCGATACCACCAGTACCTGGTACAAGTGTGTCATTCACAGTGATAGTAGCTGTAGCAACACCAGGAGCAGATCCTGAGTTACAATCAACATATTTAGTGTGAAGACGGCCTTGCTCAGCCCACTTGATAAGGTCTGAGTTGGAAGGCATTTCGGCTCCTACCATACGCAAGAAAGATGCGATAGTGCGGTTACCGTAGCGCTCGAATTCTTTCTCATAAGTATCGGGAAGATACTGATTCAAGAAGTCGAAGTTTGTAATGTAGTTCGTCGACAAAGGTACCTGCTCCGCTGATGGCTGGAGCGAGTACGTAGGTGACGGTTGAACTGATCCTGGCATTTTTAAATAGTTTTAATGTTAAACGCTTTTTTTACTTTTGATTTTCAGGTTTCTACCTGAGTCTTTGTCCAAAGCCCTGATTTGCATGCCACCCTTATTAACAGCTTCTGGAGCTCTCCTGATGTCCATGTCTATGTTCTTGGACTTCTTTGTTAACTCCTCAACCGCTTCCGCCTTCCCTTGCTCATAAAAGAACTTGGCAAAGCGTTCAGGGTTCATCGCCACTGCTAAAGACTTATGGTATCCAACTGCATCCTTTATCATACCACTCTCATCAAGAAACTTCGTGATGAAATTACCTGGATTTGATTGGAGCTTCTTAACTTCATTAGCGTCTCCGGGTGAAAATAAGACCTTCTTGTCATCAATGCTGAACTCAAAACCTTTGAACTCACCATCAAAAAGCTCGTCAGTCTTTTTTTGAAACCACTCGGACTTACGCTTGGATTCCTCTTCGTAAGTCTTTGCTTGACTTATATATTGCTTGTAAGACTCAAACTCCTCACGATCTTCTTCGGAAATTCCTGCCGGTCTTGACTCAAGTGGCAGTTTATACTTTTCCTTCTGCTCGTTAAAGAAGTCCTTGGCTTTTGCAATCATCTTCTTCTTGGCTATCTTGGCT